TATTATCGCCATACTTGAAATTCCTATCTTTTTACATATATTTATAATATAATCAAGATTTAAACCAATGAGGCAGTCCTAAAAACGGTCGTCTATCATATGCGTTTTCTTTCGCATTTTCACCTGAAGCGTCATTGTAATGAAGAAATACTTGAAAAGACTCTTTCCCTTTAAAAGGTTCTCTCCAATGTTCTAATTCATGACCTTTATAAATTAGCATATCACCTAATTCAAATGATACCCTTAATCCTTTTTTTCCTTCTTTTCCTGACGGTTCTAAAAATATATCCCATTTATCTCCGCCAAGAAATATAGTAGTAGATATTTCACAATTGAATCTATCTTTATGTCTTTTTAATTCATCTCCTTTCTTATAATTTCTTGTGTAAGAATAAGAAGGGTTTAGTTTTAATCCTGTTTTTTTTTCCATTAATGGAAGTAATTTTAATAATAAAGTATCAAAAGCAACATCCCCATAAGTACAAAAACTTCCTGGAACTTGTTGAGTGTTGTTTTCTATAAAACCGTAAGTGTGATTAAATGGAGATATAAATTTTGTGTCAATAAAAGTTTTTAAAACTTGTTCTTTAACTACTAAATAATTTTGTAAAAAAAATGCCAATTCTTTTGATATAGCATTTTTGACAATTAAATATCCTTTATTAGAAAAACTTTTAGAAATACTCATTTATCGTTTCCACCACAATATTATAGTGTATCGTTCCTTTTTTTCAATTTTTTTTACACCGTGATAAACTTCACTTCCATCAAACAAAGTTATCATACCTTTTTTAGGTTTGATCATTATATTTTTTGTAAAAAATTCACCACCTAAAAAATCATCGTTTAAATAGATAAGACTATTTAATTGTGTGTTTTCTCTACCATCATCCCAATCACATTTTTCTCCGTGCAAGTGTAAATCACTCCAAGACCCAACTGGCCAAGTTTGAATTTGAACTTGTTGTATTTTTAAATCGTAATTAAATTTTTTAAAAAAGTTTATTGCTTTAAGAACAATAGGATCATTTAAATTTAACTCAACAAGTCTTTCATTCCAAGACATACCAGTATTTTTTTTAGCTTTACTAATGTAAAAATCTCTATCTTTTTTATTTAAAAATTTTTGTTCGATTATCATAATTCATTAAAATATTGCTTAGGTACTGCTTGCAGATTAAAATGTATAAATCTAAACGGATCTATACCTTGATCAACAGCAAACTCGTGTTCTAAATAACCTGGAAAAATTATTAATGTTCCTGGTTTTGGTTTGTAGTGAATAAGTTCAGATCCCGGATGAACTGTGTCTTTATTTGTTTTTTTTAAATGTAACTTGGTTGTTCTAGCTCCTGTCCTTGGATCATGAAATATTGGATATGAGGTTTTATCGCTGCACTTTAAAAAATAAAAACCCGACACATGTTGATTCCAGTGGATATGTGCAGAATGATTACCGCCACCTTTTTTAGCAAACTCTTGAACCCACAGTTCATTAAAATGAAGTCTATATTGTTCTAGATCAAAACCTTGATATTCTAAAAATCTATATGATTGATTGCCAACATAATTTCTAAAATCAATAAAATCATTATTGTTTATTAACGATTCTGAATGATAGGTTGCCCAGAAATCTCCATGTTTTTTTATCCATTCTTTTGAATCTTTTCTTGATTTACATTTTTTTATTATATTATTAGTAGATTTTGTAAGCGATATTAAAAATTCTTTTTTTTCTTCAATCCAAATCGGTGTTTTAAAATGTTCGTTAATAAACATAACTATTTAAATGGGTATCCTAAATTCCAACAAACAAGACTATATCTTGTGCCTGATGTTACGGGTTTTACTCTATGCCACACAAATGAAGGAAATACAATCATAGAACCTTTTGGTAGTATTTCTTTACATTTAATTAAATGTTTTGACTCATCTCTTAAAGCTGGAGCATATTGTCTAAAATCAAATTCTAATTCTCCGCCTTCATACTCTGACCCATCTGTTAATTGTAATGTCATAGATAGCTTTCTAATTTTACCATGAGAAGGAGTATTTGGTAAATTATAGGGTTCATCCCAACTATCACAGTGCCAATCGTAATATTGATTTAATTTATATTTTGTAAATTGACACTCCTCTGAGTAATCCCATTCAAAATTCCATCCAGCTAATTTGTTAGCTTCTTGAATATAAGGTCTAATTTCATTGTAAATCCAAGAATCATTCAACCAAACAATATTAGAATTTCTTTTAAGTTTAAGGTTATATAATTCTTCTTTTGATTTAACAGAAGTTGAGCCGCCTGTCAGGGCTTGTTCTTCTTTTTTAGATAAAGCAAGTTTTATTATTTCATCACATACATGATGCGGTATTACACTTTGAAAATAATAATAATAGTTTTTCAAATTCATCCCATTCGTTCGTATAAAATAGTTAAAATATAATTTTTTCTTTCTTTTAGATTATCTATGTAGTACATACAAGTTGAAGGAAATACAATGAATTTATTATTTTTAAGAGATATATTCCACACTTTACCTTTTCTTCTATTGTCGTCATAATATATATTTACATCACAATCTTCTACATCAACTCCATAAAGCATAACATAATCAGGAGAATTTTTGTAATCCATTGGATTTACTTGAAGTAAAGGTACTGATTTTTCCGATGCTTCACACCAATAATCTATATTTACCATTTTAAATTGAAACTCAGATTCTATATGTTCTGCAATCCATTGATTAACAATTTGATGTTCTCTAGAAAAATCTTTAGATTCTTTTATTGTTTTTCTATCAACAAATGTTTCACCTGGCATTTTTATATCACCAGTAAATAAAAGTTTTTCAGATAAAATTACCTTATCAATTAGTGCCATTTTCAAAATAATTAAAGTTAATAACAAATCTTTGTCTAGTATCTGACTGAACACAAGCTCTATGTAAAGTTTGTGCAGGAAATATAACCATTTTATTTTCTTCTGATTTAATAAATTTTATTTTATTTTTAATTTTTATATCAGTTCCACCATTATTAGTATTTATATATAAAATAGCTGTAGTGGAAGGTGAATGTTGATCTGTATGAAAAGAGGATTTAATATTTTTATCTGATCGTAAATTTAAATTAGCTTTTATTTCAATAACAGATTTACAGTTTAATTTTTGTAATATAGGTATCATGTGAGAATGATAATAATTAGAATTTACTTTATTTTCATTAAAAAAAGAATATGTAAAAAATTCTTTATCTTTATCGGCAGGGAAAGATGTCATTGATTTTCTATATCTCCATGGAAAATCTTCGTAGGAAATTATAGATTTTAATTCTTCAAAAAAGTCTTGTTCTAAAAAGTTTTTTATAACTTTCATAAATTACACACTAATGTAATTTTAAATTTTCACAAGTTATAAATTAGAATAATCCCAAATTTGATTTAAATCAAACTATAAATTAGAATAGTCCCAAGTTTGATTTTCTTCGTTCCATATATACTTGTGATCAGCGGTATGTGCCTCATTTTCTGCTATTTGTTCAGCAGTTAAACTTGGTTCAGGTACAGGTGCTTCCCAACTAGCTGTACTAATATTTTTTGTCCAAGATGGAAAAGGTTGTGGACACCAAAATATTTGATTTTCTTCATCCCATGTAAAACCTATAGCAGCGAAGTTTCCTCTTAAAGGAGTCTTAGATGAATTAGAGTGTTGATTTGCTAAAGTATTTACAGATGTTTTTACCCACATTTCAGCTGCCCAGCCAGTAACTCTTTGTAAAAAATCTTGTCCAACTCTTTCGTCTTCAACACCATCAGCATTAAGAGTTTTTTCATCCTCTACATGAACAACAGCTATTACTTTACCATTCATTCCTATTTTTGCAAAATTTGCCATAATACTCCTATCTAAACTTATACCTTAAAATTACAATTCCTTGTCTACCACTAGTGTTTGCGTTTGCACCGCCACCTGTGTAAGTGTAACAGTTACTACCTTGACCAACGCCGCCACCGCCGACACCGCCGCCGCCAGCATAGTATCTCAAAGAAGGTGAGGGACCAGGTGCTCCATAAACAGTTGATGTTGTAATTGCAGTTCCTGCTCCATCTCCACCTACTCCATGACCTCCACTTGGGTGAGGTTGTCCAGTTTGAGTAGCTCCTCCGCCGCCTCGAGCATAAGCAGCAGGTCCTTTATTTTCTCCTGGTTGTCCTTGTGGTGGAGTTGTTGGAGGTACATTTCCTGAACCTCCTGTTGCTGGTGGGTTGTGGTCTCCACCTGCGCCCCCTCCAGAGCCACCATCACTTCCCGTTGACGGACTAAGGCCTCCGCCTCCGCCTCCACCAGCAGAAGTTATTGATGAAAAAATTGAATTAGTTCCGTTTGATCCATTTGAGCTTGGGTTAGGTGATCGTGCTCCACCAGCTCCTACGGTAACTGCATAACCTTGTACAGATACTGATAATGCACCACAGGCTTTTCCAAGAGGGGATGTTGTATAACATCCAGCAGTAGTTCCATCAGATTCTTGAAATCCTCCGGCACCGCCTCCACCTCGGTTCGGATATCCTGAACCCCCTCCGCCTGCAACTACCATATATTCTACTTTATTTGCAGGTGATGATGGTGATAATGCATTTACAGAAAATGTGTCTGTTCCAACAAAAACATGAATTTTAGCTTCTCCACATTCTATTTCTGCTCCACCTGTAGCGGTAATACCTGTGAATCCAATAGATAAATCTCCTGATTCTATTACTTGCCATCCTTTAGTAGCATCTACATAAATTAAAGTCGCACTTTGAAAAGATGATGTTAAATCTTTATCAGCAGCATTACCATCTAAATTTTCACCATTCCTTCCAATGGTTAAAGCATTGACGTTGAAATCTCCTGTGTAGTCTCTAATACCAACTTGGTCTCCTGCTGAAGGGGATGCTGGTAAGGTTAAAGTAAAAGCTCCTCCATTTGTATTACAAAAATACCCTTCATTTGCAGTTGCAGTAAAGCCAGTTGTTTTGATGCTGCCTGTTTGCCAACTTATACCTGTAGATGCCGCGTCTTGAAAAGATGCACTTGTACCATTCGAAGTTAAAACTTGACCACACGTTCCAATGGCAATTGCACCAAAAGAACCATTATCATTGAATTGAATTTGTTTATCTGAACCTGCTGGAGTTAGTTGTGCAGCAGCTACTTTTCCACCTATAGTGTCTAAAGATATTTCGTTTAAATTTGTTCCATCAGAATACGCAGCATAAATAGCTGCTCTGTCTAAAGTAAAACCTGATCCTGAAGCTGTTTTGATTGTTAAATTTGTTGGACCTGTTACCGCAGAACAATCAAAAATATAAAATTTTTCTATTCCGTCTGGAATAGTTACTGTTGATGCACCTGTTAAAGAACCAGTAAATTTAATAACCATGTTTCTCGCATTCGAAATAGTTTTATCTGTCATCACAAGAGTAACAGTTCCACCATCTGATAATGCTACTGCTTCATAGCCTGCAATTGCTTGTTGAATTAAGTTTAAGTTATTATTTGTGTTATCACCCCATGTACCCGCGTTTTCGCCGGTTACCATTAATTCTAGTTTAAGATCTGTAGAATATGAACTTACCATAAAAAATTTCTCCTTAATTTTATAATTTTACAATAGTTATGCAGCCAAATCAACTGGTGTCCATACATTATTTACACCAAGATCTACTTCCTGCCAAGAGGTCACTCCTACAGTACCTACTGAAATAGTTGCAGAAATGCCTGTAACATCAATTCCTGCACCCCCAATAGCTGTTACTGAGCCTATAGAACTCGACAATTGCATACCTGAAGTTTCAGCTACAGATACTGCATCTACTTGCCCTACAGATCCAGTTAATTGTTGTCCTGTTACTGATTCAGTTGTGCCTTGAACAAGTGTAAATGTGCCTAAAGTCATTGTCGCTGAAATACCAGTAACATCAACTGGTATTTTAGGTTCTGGAACTACTTGACCAATACTTGTTGAACTTGAAATTCCTGTAACAGAAACATTTGCATGTCCTGTAATGCTAGTTGAACCAACGCTCGCATCTAATTGATCTTCAGCGGCAAATACAGTTATACCTACATCACTTATTATTGAGAAATTACCAAAAGTAGATGTAAGTTCTTGTCCTGTTACTTCTGCTACAAAATCAGTAAAAGCATCTTCTTCTCCACCCGTAATGGTTAATTCTTGTCCAGTAACTTGTACAGAATAATTTACACCCCAAGCTAAACTTCCCCAAGTGTCTCTTCCCCAACCAGCTCCTGTTAATATATCCTCATCAACTGTTGCAGTCCCTATCGATGTTGATAAAGAATTACCAGTAACGTTTACTCCAAAACCAATAACTACTTGACCAACACTAAATGTTGCTTGAATACCGGTAACATTTAAAGATACTGAAGTACCTCCAACAGCACCTGCGTTTGTTGCAGTAAGTTGAATACCAGTTACCCCAATATCTGCTGTTTGATCTGTTGTTATAGATGATAAAGTTAAAGTTGATTGTTGTCCTGTAATTTGAACAGTATTATCTCCTTGTCCCGACCAGTTACCTTCATTCCATTCTAATGCACCCCAAGAATTTGAAGTAACATTAACTTGTCCACCCATTCCACTATGTTGTGTGCAATAATAATAAAGTGGATTAGGAGCTCCTCTTGCTACAACTATTTCTGTGTAAGCATCTGCGGAGCCGGGTGTTCCATTTGTGGTAACTCCCACACTATATTCTGTTCCTCCTCCATGGATACCATCACTTGTTTCAGAAAGTCTTAACGGGTGTCCTGAATTAGAACTGTCGGATTGATCAAACCTATAAGTTCCCTCTTGTGCTAAATTGACGGTTGCTTGAAGGGCACCGTCAATATAATAACGGTTGCCCGATCCAGGATTACTTACTGTAACAATAAATGTTTTGGTAGTCACTGAATCGGGCTCCTTTCATTATGCGATTCTTAAGATTGCAGCAGAAGTTGTGAATGCTGGGAACTGAATAGTAAATGTTCCTGAAGTAGCAGTCTTATCTCCACCGAAATCTAATACAGCAACTGCATCAGTAGTGTTTGAACCACCATCAGTTGTTGTATTGTAAATTAAAGCACCTCTTGCAGTTAAAGTTACACCAGTAAAAGATAGATCAGCAAAGTCTGTGATCGCTACACCTGATGACACTTTAACACCTTGATTTACCAAAGCCTTACCCCCTGCAGTATAACCTGCTGGTGAAGACACTTCGTTTGTAGCTGCATAGTTTGTAGTTGATGCACCTAAAGTTGCATTACTTGTAAACATCGCTAATTTATATGTATCAGACGATGTATCAAAGTCGTGTTGGCCTTGTAATAATTGTTTTTTAAAACTATTACAAATAGCGTTAGTTGTTATTGCCATAATTGTTCTCCTTAATATGTTGTGTTTGGAGATGGTGAGGGTACTTTAATTCTTGGTACACCATCATCATACTCCGCACGTCTTCTTCTGCCCATTTGTTGTAGAGCAAAATTCTGTATTTCTTCATCATACTTGCTTTTATATAGATTGTATAGATCCATAGGACCTTTTAAATACCTAAAAGTCTCAGCTAACACACCATGTAAGAGCATCGATTCTTGATAGGTTGATAAAAAAGTATTATTTGAAGAAGTAAAATTAGGTGGATCTTTGATGTAATTAATTTGCACAGTATCTGCAGCTGCAGGTGTAGGTGCTACAATAATATTAAAATCATCATAATTTGCAAAATATTTAGGAGTTCCCTGTGCTCCTGCTCCGTTGAATTCAGAAATAAAACTACTATCTCTTTTTTCTAAAAATGTTCTTACTCCTGAAGAGATGTGTTCAACAGATCTTAATATTAAAACATCTGCTGGTAGTGAAACTGCTCTATTACCTGCTGTGAAAGTCGAAGTAGAGTATTTTCTCAAATCATCATAATCTACTTTACCTGCTACATCGAGTTCAACATTTCTAATGAATATAGCTATCTGACTGTCTGAAAGCACATTAGAATCAACCTCTGTGTAGTTTCTTATCTGTGTTAAAAAATTTGAATATGTAATAGCCATTATGATATACTAATTGTTACCTTTCCCATTAAAAAATTTAATTGTCTTCTTCTGTTTTGTAATGATGGATTTTCAGGTTGCATGCTTTGAACAGAAGTTGTCACCCCATCATTAGTTGTTATAAATTCTTGAGTTCTAAAAGCAAAATCTCCTGGTAAAGTTAAGTTTGCTACACCCACTGATTCCCCACCAGAATCCACTATAGTTGAATCCCCAGGCGCAAAAGTTGGATTTAAGGATGACATTAACTGTGGTTGTTGAAACTTTTGAGGTCTTGCATTTTGTAAAGCAATAGCGTCCGCTGTAGTTCTTCTACGTCTTATTTGTGGATGTTTGGGTTCATATTCTGATACATGAACTAAAGCCCCGTTCCATTCTCTAACCATTTCATCATAAGGAAAAGCTTGTCCTGATCGGTCTGAAATAGCTTGTGATCTTTTACCTATTGCAAATTTAGACATTAGGATACCGATGGGTAAAAGGATTGAGGAGTAATAAATGTAGATGTTCTTTGGCCATCTTCATCTAATGCTCTTTTAAGTTCATCTTCATAAATCATTTTGTTCTGTTGAACAAGTTGAGGATTTATTTTCATAGATAAATAATAAGCTAAACCCGCACACATACACGGTAGAAATCTATAAGCTACATCTGCTTGATTTGTGTAAGCTCCTGCATCTTCAATTCTTTTAATAACATAATATTTTAAATAAGTATAAGTGCTTAAATCTGGCGTTTGATACAAATATATAATTGGAGTTGTTTGTCTTGAAACATAATATTGTGACGGTGTCCCAGTTGAATATTTGTTTGGTAACGCAGCGTAAGCAGATCTATCTATCTTAGTTAAAGAAATATCTTGCGTTGAAGACGTATTACTTGCAGTTGCAGTTGAAGAAATAAAAGCTTCTAATACATCATTTACATCTGAAGCAACGGTATAATTTGCTTGTCCTGAAACTAAAGCATTTTCATCAAGTTCAACTTTCCATAAATGAATTCCTCTGTTACCCCATTCTGCAAATAACAAATTAAGAGAAGTTCTTGCAGATTTTAAGTCGTATCCTGAATTTGTTCTTACAGCACATCTTTGATAAGCTTCTTGAATAATATCATCAATATTAAGATCAAATGCTGTAGTTCCTGAAGTAGCCATTATAATATATCCTTATAGTAATCTGCTAAACCACCTTGATTAAATTTTTGCATTCCACCTTTAGAATTTAATTTTACACCTTTTTGTTTTCTTAAAAGAATAGCCTCTCCTTGTTTACCGATTTGTCTTTGGTATTTTTTTAATTTTCTATAGCTTTTAAGACCTTCCGATGCAGCAAGTCTAGGGCCAGATCCTCTAGGTGCTTTTTTTCCACTTTTATACAAAAATTTCATCATATCTTTTAAAACTTCAGATTTTGTTCTTTTGAGATCAACTTTAAATAAACCTTTAAGCATTTTTTTATCAGACTCTGATCTTGTTTCATTACCTTTAGCGTACATTTTTTTTAATTTTGATTTAATACCTTTAAATAATTTTTTCCCAGGTTTTGATCTAACCGCACCTCTAATTGCTTTGCCTGCTAAACCACCTGCTAATTTTTTTTCAACTTTTAATACCATGCCTACTGGTTTAATACTTACAGAGCTACCTTTTTTCATAGTGGGTAATTTAGGTTGTATTCTTATAATTTTTTTATCTTCTTTTTGTTTCATATACCTATCAAACTTTTTATTTTTTCTTCTCATGTTTTGAATAATTCTATTTATAGGTTTATCTATTTTTTCAGTCATTATTTAAATCCTTTCAACAAATCACCGTAATAACTTTCATAACTTTTGTTAGATATGTATTTACCATCTATTTCTGATTTTATATATGAACCCATATATTCTTCTCTTTGACCTTTACCAGGAGCTTTTGATGTAGTTTCAGAAAACATAGCTCTGCCCATGGCAGCTTTTACAACTTTTTTCTCCACACCTTTTATTTTACCTTTATTTTTAGATGCGTAAAAAATAGCTTCACCCTTTTTATCGCCATACTGCTCCTTCATGGAGCTCATGATTTTTTTACCTTTTTTAGTAAGTGGCATAATTCTCCTATTTGAGCCAATAGTATAGCATTTTTTAGCCTAAGAATACAGTGCTAGGATTAAATACAAACTTGACATAAATAAAGCAAGATTTATTATCCTTTAATAAGCAAATTATGTTAGCAAAGAGTGCTCCTATATTTAAAATAGAATTTTTTAAAATTCAATCCTCAAATTTTAAAGAAAAAAAGAAACAATTGAAAAAGGTTTTAGCAAAATACCCTGAGACAAAACAAAATAATTTTTACAGTAATAGAGATGAATGTAATATAAATATGGAGTTTTTTAAAATATTTAAAGATGAGTTTAAATTAATATCTACCAAGTATAATTCTAAAATTTTATTACAAAGAACTTGGTCAGTTTTATACCATCAAGGACATTATCACGTTCCCCATAATCATGGTTCACAAGGTTATTGTGGTATATTATATTTAGATATGCATAAAAATTCTCCTAAGACAACATATATTCAGCCCTGGAATAATGAAAAAGACCGTAGTGTTCTGTGCAAACCTGATGTTGAAGAAGGGGATATTATGATTGTTCCACAATTTTTATTCCACTATACAGAACCAAATAAAATAAAATTTAAAAAAAGAATATTATCTTTTGATTTTAAACTAGATCTCTAGCTCTACCAAGAATAGGTTTGTATTTTGTTTTGCCTTCAAGATCTCTGTAACACCATAAGAATTGTTTTCTAGGATTTTTATCTGTGTAACTACAGTGGATCCAGCCCGAATT